GTCGTGAACTAAAGCAAATATCTTAGCCTTAGAACCCGACTTCTTAATCCATTCATTCATTTCAATCGCGGCAAGCAAATTGATATCTGAAGCTACTGACTGAACTAGGAAGTTAATACCACTTCTTACTTCATGTGACGCAATAGCTCTGTCTCTTGATTGGGCATTTTGTAATCTTCTCTTTCTTCCAAAGTGAGAATAAATAAACCCATTGTCTCTTATAAACTGTTGGTTAACTGTTAACCATTTCTTTAAACTGCTAAACATTTCAAAATATTGTGCAATTACTGATTGTGCTTCTTGCATTGTAAACTCTTTACCACTATCCTTTGTTACTTGCCAACTAATCTTTTGTGGTCCAGCGCCATACATTATACCAAATGTAACTGCTTTTGCTTGTTGTCTTTTATCTCCGTATAACTCTGCAACTTCCTCTACTTCACATGGTAGTTTAAATACTTGTTTAGCAATAGTACTGTGGAAGTTCCCTCCTTGTCTAAATACATTCATGAGGGCTTCATCTTTTGCGAGCACGGCTGCACAATAGACTTCTGCTGTTGTTAAGTCCATTGCGACGATTTTGTGTCCTTTGTTTGCTCTGATACAACCTTTGACAATAGGATTGTCTCTAGGTATTTGTTGCATATTCATTTTGCCACTAGAAGATAATCTTCCAGATGTTGTTCCGTGCAGGTTGAACCCTGTACGAAGGCGACTATCTCGGTCAAGTGCAGGTAATATTTTCTCAAGATAAGTGGATTTAATCTTGACATTTTGGCGAACATCGAGGATTAGTTTGGGGATTTCATGCTGTTCGCCTAGCTGGGTTAGAACCTCAGCGTCTGTGGAGTCTGCACCAGTACCGGTTTTCTTACCAGTAGGTGTTAGACCGAGATAGTCAAACAGTAATTTTCGTAATTGAACTGTGCTGTTTGGATTAAATTCCCCATTGTCCTGTATAAATTTTGTGACTGCTGAATGTGATTGTAGTTTTTCTACTGCTTCATCAATCTGTTCTTGCATGAGAGTTTGTGCTTTCTGTAGTCTCTCTGCATCAAATGGCACACCATTACTTTCTGTATCACACAGAAAACGAGTGCCAGGTATTAATATTGTATTGTAAACCCAAGTTAATCTACTATTTGTATCAAGGGCTTTCTTAAACTTTTTAAATAAAATAAGTGTGACTACCGCGTCCATCGCAGCATAGTCTTTCATCACTTCAAACGGAACTGTGTCCCAAGTAAAATCATCTTTGAGAACTCCGTTTTGTTTTCTATAATTATCAATCCAATTATAGAGTTCTTGTTCATACTCTCCAAAGTCAGTATGTTTCATTGCTAACATCTTTAGACCATGAGTTCCAGGTTGTTCATCTAAAAGATAATGCTGTAGCATTGTATCTTCAAAGTGTGGAAACTCAAAGTTGAAATGATACTCAAACCATTGTAAGTCAAACTTAGCATTGTGAAATACTATTTTCTTTGTGCTGAAGATGTCTTGCATTAATTTTTCACAATCTTCATCAATGCAGTTAGTGTCTATGTAAGCACCAAACTGGTCATTATTGTTTTCATAAGATATAGAAAAACCAATCATATACCCATCACGAGCATACAAAGCACTGGTCTCACAGTCAAGAGATACATATTCTCCATCTGAATTTTTTACTTCAGTTAGAAACTCTATTGCTTTTGCAGTATCTTCAATACCTATTTTAAACTTCTCAGGTATCTCTAATACTTTCAAATCTCCACTAATGTAGGCAGTAATATTCTCTACTGCATCTTCAAATGCTTTCTTTTGGTCTGGTCTAAATGCAATGGCACCAGGCGATATGACAGGCAACCATTTGTCATCTATCAATCTACCATTCTCAGCTGACAAAGAAGTCCTCTTTGTAAAGTATTTGAATGGCTCTGCGCCAACAAGTATGACATAATCATACTCGGTTGTATCTATTTCTATGTCAACATCTGATTTAAGTATCTTTGGTTTCTTTACACTTGCTAGTGCATATCTGTCGAAATCAAAGTCAAAATACTTATGATAGTCTGTTGAACTCGCTGATTTTTCTATTAATGCTATCTTCAATTCTATTCTCCACTTCTCGTTTGAAACATTCTGTTATTCCATTTCCTTCTAATTCTATTGGATAGTTTCTATCCTCTTTATTCTCCCTAATGACTGCTTGTTCTATTTGCCATGCAGTATAGAGTGGGAGTTTATATTCTGCAAGTATATCAAAGTCTGGATATCTTGCTCCCCGTTTTTCTGTTGTCTTTTCTGTTATTCCTACTTTATTTCCTATATGTTTTGCTCTAAATCTTATCCAATATAGGATAGCAGGTGTTTCTGCCTTATTTGGGTTGTTCTCAAAAAACTTATGAGTATACCAACCTGTAATCTTACCTTGACAACTTTGGCATAGTGTGTCAAGATGGTGTATTCTTAGAGTAGTTTCATATTCACATTTTTTACATTTAACTACTACTGGTTTCTGTGCAGATACAAATTGAACTAAATCCCATATTGGATTTGCGTCTTGTAGCCACTTTGAGTCTAACTTATCTCTAGCATTTTTTGGAATATGTGAAGGTAATCTTTCTCTCCTATCAGCAATTGCTTTAGCGGTTACATTAAGATTAAATTCATCAAATAAGAACTTACCAAACTCTACCCAAACTCTTTGCTTAGATTTTTCAGTTATAGCTTCAGGTAATAACTCATCATAAAATAACTCTATGAGAGCATCAGTTCCTGTCCAATCTGTTGTTGCAGCATTGTTATTTTTTCTTCTTGGAGTAAGAAACATCTCTTTATCGTAAGTGTGCAAGTATCGTCTTCTTTGTAAACAAAATGCACTACTGCTTCTTTTAAACTCATCAGACCAAATATCATATCCCTCATCTTCGTCAAGGTGTGATACTTCTGCCATCTTCTGTAATTCTTCGGCAGTCCAAGCTCCTGTGTTCCATCTACTGCTCATATAAAATTCTTTTTATCTCTGCTATTGATTCTTTAGTTAAATTGCCTGGGTCTTGACCTTGTCTAAGTTTTACTATCTTGACTGACATTCCCATCTGCTCAGCGATACCTTTTATCTCTGCGGCAGCTTGTTGCCCCGCATCATCACCATCAAACATTATGTCTAGTCCTGTTACACCCTGCATCTTCAGAAGGGATAACTTAACCCAGTTCATCTGTTTAGTTCCAAAACAACAGACAGCATTTTTTAATCCATTATCCCATAGATTCAAGGCATCAAATATACCCTCTACGAGTATTGCCCTGTTCTGTATCAACTTCGGTTTTGCTGGACAAAAAGGAAGTTGAACTCCTACTGGATAGATGTAGTACTTAGGTCTGTTGTCCATCATCATTTGATTCTGAATTAATCTACCTATAAGTCCTACTGTTTTTCCTGTTATATCACGAATTGGAAAAACAATTCTGCCTTCAAACTTTGGAACATTCCAAGTAAATGCTTGCCATATTTTTAGGGTATCTGCACTAATATTTCTAAAAGGTGCGTCCCAAACGACTCTTTCTTCTGGGAGTTTTAATCCTACTGTTTCTGCTTTCTTTCTATCAATCTTCTCTTTAATCTTATGTATTTTAATTTCTAAAGAAGAAGCTGGTGCTCCGAAGTGTGTAAAGAGATTACCCTTATACCCACAACTAAAACAATGATAGACGCCAGTAACCTTATCAACTCTCATGCTTGGGTTACTATCGTCATGCTCAGGATTTAGACACGATATAACTGCGTCATTCCCTTGAATCTTATAATCAATGCCCTTTTCTGTTAATAAGTCTATTGCAATCATTTATATATATTATACTCTATTTTAACTTGTGTGTCAAGTCTTATTTTTTGTGTGTCCATGTTAGGGTGTCACCTATCAACTCATACTCTATCATTTGGTCAGAATTATCTGTGTAGTATCTGCTTTTAAATACTGTTTCTAAAGTCTGAAACCAAATGGCGACTAGTCTCTTTGCTTCAGGTTCACCATTCCAGTAAAACAAGTGTGTCCACCATGCTTGGTCTAATCTGCACACTTGAATTTCGTAATCTTGTTTAAGTTCCATCAGGCACCTCATTCTTTGCTGACCTGCAATAGGCCACCATGTGGGTGTCACTAGAATTGGATTTACCATCTTTCTAGTTGATAAATCTTCCATTAGTTTTTCATTTATAGGAACTTTTTTAATATTTTCTTTGTTTGCCTCTAGCATAAAATAAATACTTCTTCTAAACCATGTATGAGGCGGAAACGGAGTTTCTTCTGCTATTCCTCTTGGTATTCTATCAGCAGCCATGATACTCCTGTTCGAGTGCATCTTCATAGATAGGTCTAAATTCTTCTATCGTTGGTACACTCATTTTAAATCTGGGATTTTCTGCATTGTAATTTACTATATCTGCACAATGCAAAATCCATGCGTGTTCTAATTGTTTTTCTGTATACAATATCATAAGTCGTTTATCTCCTCGTTTGTTGATAATGTTTCCTTAAGCTCTGCTTTTTCGTCTGGGTCCATCACAGTGTGTGGTCCAATCTTCAGTGTCTCCCAATTTATCTCACTAACAAAACCACCCTCTTTACCACTTCTCATTTTTTCACATGAGAACTTGATTGCGTTTTCTTTATCTCCCCAATGAGAGATTTGATATGCAGCGTCAACTGCATCATAAATGCCTCGTGAGAATCTTACTTGGTTGTTATCATTTGTTTGGACAGCAGAAGCCACCAAGATTTTTTCATCTTGGGCGAGTAACTTCAGTGCTTTGGATATTTCGATTTGTTCAGTCCAGTCATATTGACCTGAACGACTTGGGGCGTTGTGACGCTTAACTTGGTTTAGGTAGTCTACTACTATAATTCCTAAATCTGAATATTCAGATTGCTTCTGTCTAACCGTGCTAATAATCTTAGCAACAGTAAGCGAAGGGTCGTAAACGACATCAATCTGTTTTTCAGTTTTGAACTTCTCTCTAGTAAGTTTCCTGTGAAACTTATCAAAGTCTTGATTTGGGTCTTGAAGAAAGTCATTATAAATGCCTTCTCCATTTTCAAATCGAATAGACCACCACTTTGCAACTTTTGCCCACTCATTTGGATAAAGGTTTCGACCAATGATTCTACCTAACGGTATGCCAGTATTCATTGCTACAATCCTTTGTAGAATAGAACGAGTGTCCATTTCTATAGTAAAGTAAAGGGCAGACTTGCCACTCTCATTTACTGAGTTTGCTAAGTTACAGAGGGTAAATGATTTACCTCCACCACGTTTCGCGCCAACAACGACCAAATCTTTGGGAGAAAATTTGTAGGATAAATCATAATCTTGATTCAATCCTAACGGTAAACGATTCGCAATGTCTTCTGGCGAATCGAATAATTCTACCGAATCCATACTTTCATCTTCTTCTTTAGTATCAACTCGGTCTTGTACTTGAACTACCATTTCTTGTAAGTAGTCTATGTTTTCTTGTGCGTCTGCTAGAGAAACATGACTTTCTACATATTCATCAATTCTGTTTAAAATCTCGTTTTGAGTAAACTCATTTTTTAAGTAATCCAACAACAAATACGCATCTATATCAGTCTCAACTGATTCTATGGCATATATTTGTTCTTGGAGTTCTCTTGAACGGATACTTTGTTTTAAGTCATCAAAAGAGGGCAAAGCATGATACTTCAACACATGCTTATCAATTATAGAATATAATTTTTGGTATGTTGTTTCAGGTAGGTAATGTTGTTTTAAACGATTCCATGTCGCAAAGTCTTCTTGCGACAGAATTTGTTTTATTAATGCACTGGCTAAAGTCAATTATTCTCCCAAATAAATACGTTAAAAAATGGGGGTGAGTAAACACCCCCGTCTTAAAAAGGTTATTAGCCGATTTCTTTTCTAGCTGCGCCGTTGTAATCTGCACACTGTAGGCCTCTTCTTGTAAGCATGGTTTTAACACCTCTTACAGTTTTGCCAATTTCGTCTGCGATTTCTTCCACAGTCATTCCAGAAATGTCTAAGTCTGCTAATACGTCAGCTTTTCCATTGCCTTTTGTTTCTTTTTGCTTTGGAATAGCATTGATTAGCTCAGCTCTTAATAATGATAAAGCTTTACCTCTGATTGAGTTAACGCTTCTGTCAAGAGCTTCTGCAATTTCTTCAACGAAAGCACCATTATTTACCATTTCGATAAATGTTGATTCTTCGCTATCGCTGTAAGATTTTACAGTTTCAACTTTAGGAGCAGGTTTTACATGCTCTGTTAGTTGCATTGATAAGATTTTACCTTGAATAGATTTAGCTGAGAAGCTTCCACCTTCAAAGTTTTCTGCGATTTCAGCATATGTGTAAACACCGCTGTTGTCTTGCACGAATGTTGCAAGTGTTGCTTCTTGTTCGTCTGTAAAAGACTTAGAAGCAGAAGCTGAAGCTAATTCAACTTCGTAGCCCATTTTTCTTAGTTTTGAAGATACGCTTCTTGAAGATGTTTCTAACTCTTCTGCTGCCTCTTGAACAACAGATTGAGCAACAGGGCCTTCTCCAACGAAATCAACTAATTGTTGAGTTCTCTCATCAGTCCACTTTGGTACTGCCATAATATTCTCCTATTATTTTAAAAATTCTTTTAAGTTGTTAATAACTATGACTCCTCGGCTACGAGCAGTCTTGGTTTTTGCTGATTCGATTCCACTCTCGTTAATTAAATGAGTGCAATCTTGTGTCAGCGACGATTTAACTATGTAGCCATAATTTTCTAATACCTTTTGAGCATGTGCTTTCGTTGGAAAGCTATTTAGTTTTCCTGTTATACATACAGTTCCTTTGATTTCCTCTTTCTCAATCGTTTCTGAACTTACGAAATCAAACGGGAGACTGATGTAGTCATTAGGGTAAAACTCTAATGAAAGCCAGTTCAGTAGGCTCTCTGTTGCTTTAGGGCCGAGACCTGCCTCATTACAGGTTTGTGCGTTTATATCTGATATATTTGATACTACTTTACATAGTTTATTAGAGGCACTTCGACCTATCAAGTTTATAGAGAAAGCTGGTAGTAAAGTTTGCAAGTCTACCGACTTTGACTTTTGTATTTCGTCATAAACTTTACTACCTACCTTGTCTGAACCTAACCTCATGATTATCTCATGCTTTTCTAAGCTATAGAGGTCGTGGAGGTCTTCGATATGCAACTTGTCAAGAGTCGCTGGTCCAAGACCTCTTATTTTCAAATGGGAAGCAAATCCTTCTAACTTCTTACGACCTCTTGCAGGGCAAGAATCGTTCCTACAAAAGAGAACTTCGTTGATTACATCAAGCAAAGTTTCACATGCAGGACAGTGAGTTGGTATTTTAATTGTTATTGCTTCTCTTATTTCCATTTTGTAATTAATATTATACTCAATATTGACCTTATTGTCAAGAACTATTTTTGTCAGACTGGATTGAATCAGAATTTAGATTTTGGTGAGTGGTAAGCCAAGCTTCGGCAGTTTCAGACTTCTTTGGGAACCATCTTAAGATTCTCGAGTTAATCTGAAAACACTCTGTGTATCCGCCAAATTTTATTTTAGGTAGGTATTTATCATCTTCAAACATAGCATGAAGAACCCACTCCATTTTTCGGCAGTCATCATAATCACCAGTCCAAGTTCTTTGTATAAATTGTTGGTAGTCTGGAGTATAGAAATCCTTATTACTTCCTCGTTGTAATACTCCTAGACCAACTTTTCCAGCTCGATATTTTGCAATACCGACTTTAAGGAAAGTTTCTTGTGTGTTGGGATTTATGAATTTAATCCCATAAAGAATACCTGACTTCATTGAGTCACAAAGTGAGCAATGAAACCAGATAAAAGAATGAAAAGTGCGATGGCATTGAGTATTATCAATGCTCTATCTTTCCATAACATACCAACCCATAACCAACCTGCGACTCCTACTAGAGAAAGACACAGGTCGATAAACGGGTATGATTGAGTTGACCGAACTGCAAAAGCACATATGAGGAAGCATGACGCTACCCACTTCACATACCAACTAAGGTCTTGCTTTGGAGTTGCTGACTTATAAATTCGTTTAGAGTTTTCGACTTCTAACTTATTATACTTCACTAATTACTCCAAGCACCCAGTTTTCTGCGCAGTCTTCTGCATATTGTTCGCTATGGTCTTTGATTGTTCTAGCACCTTGAAATATATTATTTTCATAGAACTCTACATAATAACAATCTTTGCTTTCTATAACGCGAGACCATCTGTTTTTACTTTGGTACTCGCCTCTATATTCGTGTATGACCCTAGGCTCAATAGTAATTGGGTTTCCTAATGTTCTTATCATTCTACTTTCCTGATTATTTTAGGTATTATCTTACCGCTACGGATTACCTCAACTTCACAACCTAAATGTAAGCCAAGGGCTTTAATAAATCCTGCGTTGTGTAATGTAGCACGAGAGATTGTAGCACCATCAATATCTATAGGGTCTAGAATTGCAACTGGAGTCACAGAGCCAGACTTACCTACATTCCATTCAACCCCAAGAAGCACCGTAACAACACCTCTTTCAATGGGTTTAAGTGCAAAAGCACCTTTAGGATAGCTTGATGTATACCCTTGTGAGTAGTATGTTTCATTGTCTCCAATTCGGAAAACAGACCCATCGGTAGGAAACATTGAGTCATTGACATCAACGCTTGTTACAAACCCTAAATCAATAAGGTGGGTCATGTCTTGAACATAGTTCTCTTCAAGAGCTGGTTCAACACCGTGTGCTACAAAATATAACTCTCGATTGACAAACTCCTGCATATCTTTGAGATTTAAGGAGCCTGCCGCATAGTTACGGGAGTTTGGTATATCTTTGGGAGCAACTACTTCTCCAGTAATCTGAAGAATTTTTCTATCAGTTGCTATACTACAGGGAGCCAACATTGTTGCCTTATCTGTAATCGGCACACCCTTTGTTCCGTCACCCCTCGTCAAGGCGAGAGTGAGCTGTCCCTCAACATATAGTAGGGAGATAGCTGCACCATCTAGCTTTGGAGTAACAACTACTGCTGGGGAGTTTGCCCAGTCAGGAGCAGGGTCGCCTTGAAATACCTTTTGTAAAGACCACATTGGATATGTATGAGCAATGCGTTGCTCACGCATATCCTCGTAGCCTATAGTATTTTGACTTATTTTTAATCTATCATAAACTTCATCTGGCAAAATAGGTTTACCATTGAAATACGCTAAATCACATTGTTTTAAGTAATTTTCCAAACTCATGACTATATTATATGTGATTTTGACCAGTTTGTCAAGAAATATTTTTTAATCCTGATAAATATCGTCTAGTAAATCTTTGAAGTTTTCTTCAATAATTTCTTTTGATTCTGCTAAAGAAATAATTTCTGTTAGACCTTGAAATAAGGCTCTGGAGTTATCGAAATCTAGTTCGATGGCAACTCCATCTTTTGAAGGTTTCCACACTTCGTCAAAGTCTTGGTAGTATTTTCTTAAATGTAAATATTCTTTTCCTCGAAAGCTATTTACTCCTAAGAATACCTTTTCTCCTTTGTCTTCGTTGAAGTGTATCTCTTTTTCATACACCATTGGTGTTTCGTATAATTCTATCTTCATTTTAGTATCGCCGATAAAGGAATTACCGAAACTACATTTTCGGGGACTAGCAACCTAAAGGAGTCAGTATCCCAGCACCAAGTGAGAACTTGATGTTCATTGGGTCTAGCACGATTTCTTTTTGACTGTATATACTTATTGTCAAACTCCATTGTGCATACATTATACTTTAGTTTACGACTCTTAGCACTTCTATATGTGACTAAAGCGTCGCCATGCTTTTCCATTTCCTGTATAAATTTTTCTTTTTTCATTTTTCCCCTGCGTTGGTGGATATAACCTCTTATACCAATCAATCGCTAAGTCAAAAAACAACTGAAAAATGGAGATACAAAAAAGCCTCGACTTACCACTAGGGTAAGTCAAGGATATTAATTAGCCATTAAGTTTATTAATAGCTTCGGCAAAGTACTTAGCTGCTTTACCAGTAAGTTTTGAGATGATGGAATCATCAACATCAATACCAGCGTCAGTAAGAGCTGCGGACAACTCCTGCTGAGCACCTTCTTTTGATACTCTTGTTCCACCTGTTGTGCCACCTGAGGCTTTACCAACAGCAGGTGTTTTCTTTACATAGACACCAGCTTTGGTTAGAATCATTCTAACGCCGTTAGGTGTTTGACCTATGTTTTCTGCAATATCTGACACAATTTCCATACTTGTTTCTGGAGTTGGGTCAGCACTTTGATAGTCTTCGACTACCTGTGCTTTTAGTTCATCTGTCCAATTTGACACTTTTCTTCTCCTATTTTTGTAAAATTCAGGCAAACCGGGTGCCCACCCTGTCGCTTGCTTCATTTGTAAATAAAATCTATCACTCATTTATATATATTATAGATAATTTTAAGTGCGAAGTCAAGAACTATTTTTCGTTACCCTAAGAAAAATGTTTTTGAATAGTGGAAATCTTATCTTCTGCTTCTGCTATTTTTAAGATTTCCGACTCGACTGCTTGTACAATCTCAGGGTGCTCCCCTATTCCTACAGGATTTCTTTGGTAGGCAAGAACATTTGCTTTGCCTACTGCGATTTCACCCTCTAGTTTTTTAACTAATGCTTCTAATAAATAATTCATTTCTTCCCTTCTAATAACTGCGCTACATATGTCAGTACAAAGTCATCTCTATATTTTTCACTCCCTAGTGTAACTACTAATAAAGGTAGTCCTACTATGGTCATTAAATAAAATAAAGCAACAGTCACATACCAATGCTTACACGCAGGGTGCTGTGGTGCTATCTTCTTCATAAACCTGAATGAAGGCCACCATAAATTCCATGTTACTACGAAAGCTCCTGATAACCAAAAGGCTAAAAGGATACTCCACCAATTTGGTTCCATATTTGTTCCTATATATCTTACAGATATTGTTGTAAGTGTCTTAAGCTTCCCAGTTCATAAGCAAGCGCATTAGAATAAAATCCAACTCTACTAGCGTCTAAATGTGGAAAATAACTTTTGTCTAAGTCCGACTGTGAAACAGGGTCAAAAACATATAAGTTATAACATCTAGCGCCATATTTATCCTCATAATTTACACACTTTGCTATGTTGCCATAACAAGCATAACCACGATTTTGCGATTGATGTAGTTGTGTAATCTCATATCGGATTTCTGCAAATCTATTCTTGCGTGGAAACCACACTCGTTCACCTACTTCAAATTCTTCAGAAACACACTGGTCTGGCAACAATGCCATTCTGTGTCCTGCATAATCTGTTTCGGCTAACTTTTGTGGAATACCTACTCGTTCAACTATGTTTTTAACAAAAGAAGGAGAACGATAAATACCTTTAGCTATAGTACTAATATTAGCACCCTCTAAGTATTCTTGGACGACAGTTTTGATTTCGTCCTTTGTTGCCATCTTTCCTTTATTCTGAGCTTTACGAGTATCTCTATATAATTTGGTATCATTGAACTCATCAATGATTCGCTGAAGTCTTGTTGTGTTGTATTTGATGTTCAACATTTCACAGGCTTCCTTTTTAGTGATAGGTGTTTCTGCCTCTAAAAAGTCTATAACTCTTTGAATGTTCGCATCATCTAGTTTTTCGTAAGATTTACTTTTAATCATTCTCAATCCCCATTAATATAACTAAATAATGAGCTATCTTTAGTAAATCTTCTCGATTGTAGCCATTCTTCTTTCCATAGCGTTGAGCATACTTTATAATATTCCCAATGCAAAAACCTTGTCCATGCTTTGCGTCTATTATAAATTCAGTAGACTGAATTTTGTTCATGCTATAGTGTTCACTGTAAGTGCTGTCTATCCAATCTTTAATTTCAGACAAGCTCTTATCTTCGTCAAACTTATACTCTATGTCTATCAATTTTTCTCCTAAGTCTTTTTGCGTTTTACTTTTGAATTACCATGATAGAAGGGCTTTCCCCTTTTCTTTCTAACAGTTATAGGTTTCCAGCGCATTAGTGAACCAATTGCTGATTTTATATAAGACTGTTCTTCTTGTTCGGTCATACCTTCAGGAACAAATATTTTATTATTCTTCCATTTTACTGCTTTCATTTACTTGTAATCCTCTTATCATACCATGCTAAGCCTTCGTCCCACCAATGAGGTTTCTCACGATGCGACCACTTAGCGAAGGTTGCTTTATCTGTGTGATAATATAAGCGATACGAACCTACGACATCGCTTTCGTCTTTCAATTCATCTGGCATAGCCATCAGAAAAGGAGTGAGTCCTTTGCGGGGTAAGTTTTTAGGTTCTGGCAATTTGTTAATTACCTCAACCACTGACTTATGCTGTTTGCCATAACGATAATAATACTCATCATTAAGTGCATTAGCATAGCAATGAACCCACTCGAAATTGTCCAATGATTGTCTAGTCCAAATTGTGCAGGGGTGGTTATACATCATTGGCAAATATGGTGTAAGAGGTCTGTCCTCTATAGCTAAATGTTTGATTTCGGCTTTCTCTTTATTTAGTGCGTCCCGTTCTTCCTTATTTAGCTCTCGAGGAACAAACCCCAATACATGGTCTACCCAGACTGCAGTGCAGAGAAGCTGTGCTGCC